GCGCAAAGAGGCCGAGGCCGAGCAGATGGAGTGGGCAATTGCCATTGTGATTATTGTGATGTTTGTTGGTGCTGTTGGCTGGGGGCTTACACAAATTAACGAACTATGCGCTACAGCAAGGTGTGGTCGGTGAATGAGTACCAAAAACAAGCTGACCTCTTCTTCAAGGTGTTCGTCAGGCTCTGTGTGGCGTGGTGGGTGCTTGGTCTGCTCCGCTTCTTGCCTGACGAGTTGGCGGGGAAAATTGTCGATAAACTTCTTGGAATGATAGGACTGTAATGCTTTCACTATTCTCAACACTTGGCGGTTTGCTCATATCGGGCTTGCCCAAACTGCTGGATTACTTCCAGAACAAAGCTGACCAGAAGCACGAGCTGGCACTGGCTAATATCCAAATGCAGATGCAGCTTCAAATGGCGGCTCAAGGCTTTGCGGCTCAAGAACGCATGGAAGAAATTCGCACCGACCAGATTGCAATGGAGACAGATGCCCAGATGACTGTTGCAGCCTATGACCATGACAAGAAGATTATGGACAATGCCAGCACATGGGTGGTGAACTTTGTGGGCACGGTTCGCCCGATGGTGACGTACATTTTTGTGCTGGAACTGTGTGCCATTAACGCTTGGATTGCCTACTACGTGTACAGCCGCCCAAGTTTGGTGATGAGCATGGAAGACCTAATTCGTTTGTCTGACATCATCTTCTCTAGCGATGAGATGGCCATGTTGGGCGGTATTATTGGCTTCTGGTTTGGCTCACGTAGCTGGAGTAAGAAATGAATTTAAACCAAGGAAAACTTGTTGATGGGTTGGTTGAAGACATACTTAAAACCGTCCACAAATACGATGACTCTTTGTACATGGCAACAGTCATTGGTGCATTGGAGTTTGTCAAACTACAACTGATACGCGAAAGCATGGAAGAGGAAGACGAATGAAACTGGGCGAAGCTGGCTCTAAGTTGATGCACCAGTGGGAGGGGTACAGGACTAAACCGTACCTATGCCCTGCTCAGATCTGGACGATTGGTTATGGGCATGTGCTGTACCAAGACCAAATCCGTCTGCCCGTGGCAAGGGTGGAAGGCAAAGATACCCCGATGATCCGCAAAGAAATGCCATTAAAACCGGAGGACAACCGTGTCTGGACAAAAGAAGAAATCTATAAGATATTCGACAATGACATCGCTATTTTTGAACGTGGTGTTCTTAGACTTGCTCCCGCTGTATCTGGTCGTCAAGGCGCTTTCGATGCGTGCGTCAGCTTTTCCTTCAATGCCGGACTGGGTGGGTTTCAGCGCTCGTCTATTCGGATGAAAATAAACCGTGGAGATTGGGAAGGCGCAGCCGATGCGCTCTTGCTGTATTGCATGGGTGGTGGCAAAATACTGGCAGGGCTAAAAAAGCGCAGGGACGCTGAAAAAGCACTGTTTCTATCCTAGGACTGCCAATGCCACTACAAAAAGTACTGTTTAAGCCGGGCGTCAACCGGGAGAATACACGCTACACCACTGAAGGCGGTTGGTACGAGTGCGACAAGATTCGTTTCCGTCAAGGCAACCCTGAAGTTATCGGCGGCTGGCAGCGCATTTCTGCAGTTACTTTCCTAGGTGTATGCCGTTCACTGTGGAATTGGGTAACGCTTGCAGGTTTAAATCTAATAGGAGTTGGCACTAACTTAAAGTTCTACATTGAACGAGGCGGTGCGTACTTTGATATTACTCCGATCCGGGAAACAGCAACGCTTGGAACCGACCCTTTTACAGCAAACGGCACGACTACTGTAACGGTTACGGATGCTGCACATGGCTGCGTCACAGGAGATTATGTAACGTTTAGCGGCGCTACGGGTACGTACGCCAGCACACTTAATGCCCAGTACTCTGTCACAGTTACATCTAGCAGTACGTACACAATCACAACACCTACAGCACTGACTGCGGGATCGTATGGCGGCTCTGCGGTTGTAGCCGCTTACCAATTAAATGTCGGCCCTGCTTCCGCTGTTCCTATTGTTGGTTGGGGGGCGGGCACTTGGGGCGCAGGGCCTTGGGGTACAGGCGGCTCATCTTTGTCAACCATTCGGTTGTGGAACCAAATCAACTATGGCGAGGACTTGGTTTTCGGCCCTCGCGGTGGCGGCTTGTATTATTGGGATGCTACCGCTGGTGTATCTACCCGAGGCGTGCTGCTTAATACGCTTGGCGGTACAGTGTCGTTTACAAACGCTTCACCCACAATAGTCACTTCCACCATACTTTACACCGAGGGCGCAGCGCTTAAGTTCTCTGGCGGCTCCCTGCCCACAGGCGTAACTGCTGGTACTACATACTATGTGTTTGAAGTAAACGGCTTAACTTTTAAACTTTTAGATGGCGCCGGTAACCCAGTTAACACAACGTCTTCGGGTACGGGTAGTGTGTCTTTGATTGTTGACTGCCCTGTAGTACAGAACAGTTTGACTGTTTCAGACTCGTCACGGTTCATTATTGTGTTTGGCACAAATGACTATGGCTCCAGCACAATGGATCCTATGTTGATTCGCTGGTCAGCGCAGGATGACCCCTACAACTGGACACCTGACCCCACAAACCAAGCAGGTTTTGTACGGGTATCCCACGGCTCAGAGATTGTGGCCACCGTTCAGACTCGTCAAGAGGTGCTGGTGTTTACCGACTCATCTGTGTATTCGCTGCAATACCTTGGCCCCCCTTATGTCTGGGTACCTCAACTGCTGGGCGATAACATTTCTATCGAAAGCCCCAACGCCGCTGTAATTGCTTCGGGTATTGTGTACTGGATGGGCATAGATAAGTTTTACTCCTACGATGGCCGTGTGCAAACGCTTAACTGTGATTTGCGTCGCTACATATTTGGGGACTTTAATCAAGCCCAAGCAGCGCAGGTGTTTGCTGGTACGAACGAAGGCTTCAACGAGGTCTGGTGGTTCTACTGCTCATCCAGTAGCAACGAGATTGATCGTTACGTCATCTACAACTACCTAGAAAAAATCTGGTACTACGGCACAATGGCACGAACAGCGTGGCTTGACTCAGGGCTGCGTGATTACCCACTGGCAGCTACATACAGTAACAATTTGGTTAACCACGAGCAGGGACTAAATAATAATGAAACCGACACCACAGCCGCCATCAGTGCCTACATATCTTCGTCTGAATTTGATATTGGTGATGGTCATAATTTTGGTTTTGTGTGGCGTGTTCTTCCTGACTTGACGTTTGAGAACGCAGAAAATACCCCCGCAGGGGTCGTGCCGTCTGTGAACATGACGTTGTACGGTTTGGCAAATTCAGGCTCTGGGGTGACAAGCTCGGCCAGCCAACCCGTAGCTAAGAGCAATACATACGTAATTACCGAACAGTTTACAGGGCAGATATTTACGCGTATGCGTGGGCGTCAGATGATCTTTAAGATTGACTCTAATCAAATCAACACGGTCTGGCAGTTGGGTGCTCCGCGTATAGATATTCGTCCTGACGGCAGGCGCTGATGACATCCAAGAACAGGATCATTACCCCTGCCCCACCCAACTTGCCGTTGGGTACGGATCAGTACGAGCGCCGGTATCAGGATCAGTTTACGAACGTCCTGCGTTTGTACTTTAACCAACTGCAAAATGCGTTTGGTGAGTTGTTTGGCCCTACGGGTGGCAAGTATGTAGCGAACCCATACGGGGCGTTTTCCAGCGATCAAGACCAAACGGCTGTAGCAAACACTGCTACGTTGATGACATTCAATACCACTGACTTTGCTGATAGCGTAAGGATAGTCAACTCTGAAATTACTGTGGAGTACGCTGGTATATACAACTTGCAGTTTAGCGCTCAGTTTAGAAACACAGACACAGCCTTCCAAGATGTCTACATCTGGCTACGTCAAAACGGCGAAGACATTACAGGCTCAACAGGTTTTGTGTCTATTCCAAACAGACACGCTGGCACGGACGGACACGCAATTGTTGGCTGGAACTATTTTTTAAATATGGCAGCAGGTGACCACGTTGAGATTTACTGGTCTGTGCCTAACGTTGCTGTA